ACGGGGTCTGGGGCTTCTACGGCCCCAGCTCCTGGTGGAGCTCCTGGAGGCGTGGAACCGCCTCCGGTTTCGGATTCTTAAGAGGAGTCCGACGATGTTCGATCAGTAGTATCGATCGAACTTCGGCGGCTCCTGGTGGCAGGGGGGTTTTTCCCTTCCCCCCTGCCACTTTCTTTTTTTAGGCGCTTGTCGCCTCGAGCTCTCTCGAGCTCGGTATGATTTTGGCCCAGTCATTGGCGTTTCTCTCTGTTTAGTTTCTAAGGTGTTGTGCCGTTGTAGCTCTTATCGTGCGCGTGCGGGTAGCGCGTGCGCGCGGTTTTCGCTAGTCGGTACTTTTACCTATTGACTTTCAGTCTGGTTCTACTCTGGGCCTATGTAGTATGGTCCTGCTTGCAGGGCCCTACGGGTTGCACGCATTTTCCTCTTGTTCTTATGTGTGCTAGGTGACACCACTTTCTCTTTCCAGGGAGGTTCTCGATGCATCGCCGTCCCGTTCACAAGGGCAAGTCTGCCCGGAAGTTTCGGAAGGCGGTAGGAAAGACCCACCCGAAGAACCTGGCGAAGCCGGGTCGGGGTGGTTTCCGTCTGTGAGTTGTTTCACCCCGCTCAAGGCGTTCAGGACGCCGGCGGGGGATGTGAAGCTGGGTGTTGCTCCTGGAGACTGTTACTCGATGGAATTGCCTTGCGGCCGTTGCGTGGGTTGCCGTCAAGACCGAGCTCGAGCGTGGTCGATTCGGATAACCCACGAGGCGCAGCTCTACGATCAGAACAGGTTCGTGACGTTGACGTATGCTCCGGAGCGGATGCCCAGCTCGTTGTCGTTGGAGTATCGAGATTTTCAGTTGTTCATGAAACGGCTCCGTAAGGAGATCGCGGGTGTCACCGTTTTACCGGATGGGCTTCGGCCCATCCGTTTTTTTTGTGCGGGCGAGTACGGTTCGCGTTATCGGCGCCCGCACTGGCATGCTGTTTTGTTCAACGTTGCCTTTCCTGATGAGGTTGCGGTTCCGCACCCGCGGTACCGCCGTTTCCGTTCGCAGGTGGCGGATGATTTATGGACGCACGGTTTCGTAGACATCGGTTCTGTTACTCCGGCGAGTGCGGCGTACGTGGCTGGCTACACTCTCGAGAAGAAGTATGGGTCGGCGGCTGCGGACCATTACGAGGATGTAGTCGATGTGCGCACTGGAGAGCTCAGCTCGAGGCGGCCGGAGTTCGCGCGGATGTCGCTACGTCCCGGCATCGGGACGTGGTGGTTTCAGCGTTTCGCGGCCGACTTATTTCCGGCCGATCACGCTGTGCAGGATGGGAAGGCTTATAAGGTTCCGCGGTTCTACCTGGAGCGCTGGAAGCGCGACGCGGACCCCACTCTTGTCGAGGAGGTTTTGTATGCGCGCTATCTGAAGGCTGCGGCGCAGCCTGAGGAGAATACGCCGGAACGGCGTGCTGTTCGTTGTGAGTTGCTCGAGCGGAAGCTGGCTCAGCGAGCTCGAGAGTTATGATGCGCGTTCGTGATTTGATTTCCGGGATCTACCCGGATCTCCTTCGCCAAAGGGAAACTGCGATGCTGATTTATAGCCTTTACGACAAGAAGCTGCGGGAGTTCGGTCCGCTGGTTCTTTCGAACAACGATCAGTCCGTTGTTCGTGCGTTGCGCGACGGGATTCCCGGTTCCGGGGGGACGGTCGCGAAGTATCCCGAGGATTTCGACTTGATGCAGCTCGGTTCGTTTGACGCGGAGACGGGCATGATCGTGCCCGAGTCTGTTCCGCTCCTGGTGGCGAACGTGTCGGTCGTCATGAGTCCCCAGCCGGAGGTGCCTAATGGCAGGTAGGGTTAAGAGCGTGGATGCTTCACGCTTCGCGATGGTTCCGCGGAATGATGTGCCTCGTTCCGCTTTCGATGTGTCCCACGGTCACAAGACGACGTTTCAGGGTGGATATCTGATTCCGATTTTCGTTGACGAGGTGCTGCCGGGTGATTCCATCCGGCTGAACATGACTGCTTTTTGCCGGCTCTCGACGCCGTTGGTTCCGATCATGGATAACCTCGAGCTCGAGACCCACTTCTTTTTTGTTCCGAATCGTCTCCTGTGGGATAACTGGGAGCGATTCATGGGTGAGAAGGCGTCACCTACGGATACGACGCAGTTTCTTACGCCCTACCAGGAGCTCCTGGACGTCCATCTGGCTGCGGGGACCCTGGGTGATTACCTGGGTCTGACGTTGAACAATTCAGCGAACACGCTGCGTGTGAGCGCGCTTCCGTTCCGTGCTTACAACTTGATCTGGAACGATTGGTACCGGGATCAGGATTTGAATTCTCCGGTGGTCGTCGACGTCGACGACGGTCCGGATCTCCCGGGCGACTACGTGATTTTGCAGCGGGCTAAGCGCCACGATTACTTCACGTCGGCGCGCCCGTGGCCACAGAAGCCGATGAACATCGGTCAGTGGCCGTCGTCTGCGGATGGGTTCAACACGCAGTCGCTTAATTCTGGGTTCCCTGCGTTCACGAAAGGGAACTACTCAGGAGAGGGTGTGGGGGCCCCGGTGACCGGTATCGGCATCTGGGGGGACGTTCCGACTACGGCGTCCCAAAATATCAAGATGACCGGCAACCGCACGGGCGTGTACGGTGATTTCTGGTCTACGGCGACGAGCGAGCTCTACACCCGCGCGTCCGCGGGTGATTTCCCGGATATCCGGGTTTTGGTTCAGGACATGAGGACGGCGGAGCTCGTGCAGGTCATGCTCGAGCGGAACGCTCGAGGTGGTACGCGTTACGCGGAGCTCGTCCGTTCGCACTTCGGCGTTATTTCTCCGGACGCTCGGTTGCAGCGGCCGGAGCTGCTCGGTGGCGGTCGCACGATGATTACGGTTAACCCGGTTGCTCAAACGTCGGCGTCAGGCGTTGCCGGCACGACCACCAAGTTGGGCGAGCTCGCCGCGGTTGGATCCGGGATGGCGACCGGCCACGGTTTTTCTCAGAGCTTCACTGAGCATGGGATCATTCTGGGTCTCGCGTCGGTGCGTTCCTACCTGACGTATCAGCAGGGGAACCACCGGATGTGGAATCGGCGGACCCAGTTCGATTTCTACTGGCCGGGTCTGGCTCACCTGGGTGAGCAGGGGATTTTGTCTCAGGAGATTTTCGCGGATGGTTCCGCGGACGACGTTACGATCTTCGGTTATCAGGAGCGGTGGTCGGAGTACAAGTACAAGCCGTCGCGGACCTCGGGTTTTTTCCGTTCGACGGATGCGACCCCGCTCGACATGTGGCACCTGGGACAGGAGTTCGGTTCTCGGCCCGTGTTGAATGGGCTTTTCGTGCTCGAGGACGCTCCGCTCGATCGAGTGCTCCAGGTGGCCACCAATTTCGGTGAGCAGTTCTTGATGGATGCTCTTTTCGACGTCCGGTACGTGCGCTGTATGCCCATGTACTCGATTCCGGGCGTGGGGTCCCGTCTGTAATGCTGCCCTGGATCATTCCGGCAGCTATCGGGGCGGTTGGCACGGTGATCGCGAATCGTCAGAACGCCCGTGAGGCGGCGAAGAACCGTGCCTTTCAGAAGGAGCAGTCCGACACCGCGCATCGGCGCGAGGTCGAGGATTTGCGACTTGCTGGGTTGAATCCCGTGCTGAGTTCGCATGGGTCGGGCGCTTCTACTCCGTCAGGAGCTCAGGCCCGGTTTGAGGATGTCGGCGAAGGTGCGACGCGTGGTATGGCGTCGGCGCTCGCGGTTCAGCAGGCGAAGGCGCAGATCGATCTGACGCGAGCTCAGGCCGAGAACATCCGTGGTCAGACTTTTGATCTGCAGACCCAGGCCGCGTCAGGCCGTTATGACCTGATTGCTCAGCAGGTGCGGTCTGCTACTCTCTCGGCCGATCAGCAGGCGAAGCTGCTCCCGATCGTCATTCAGCAGGCGAAGGCCGAGCTCCAGATGCGGCTTACGTCCGCTCGAGCTGCGAAGGCTGCGGCCGTGCTGGACGAGCTCGCTGCGTCGGGTGCTGTGAATGAGGCCGAGTTTCAGCGTTTGATTGGTCAAGGCGGTCAGTGGATGAAACTGACCGGTGAACTTCTCCGGATCATCAAAGGGAGGAAGTGATGGCGAAGAAGAAGGGGCTTTTACCTATGGGCATCCCTCTGGATGCGTCTCTGCGGTCCTACGACGCGAAAGCGGTGTCAGATGGGACCGCGCTGCATACCGGGTCGGAGACCCTGGTGCAGCAGCATTTGAAGGACGAGGTGGACATCAATACGATCGTCCGCCGTTTCGGTCTTACCCGGGACATGCCTGCCGGCGCAGCTGGAGGCGTCTACGGGGATTTTACTGGTATTTCGGATTACGACGGCGCCCTCGAGGCGATCCGTCGTGCCCGTGAGGGCTTTATGGTTCTTCCTCCCGAGGTCAGGGAGCGTTTCGGGAACGATCCCGGTCGGTTGATCCGGTTCGCCCAGGAGAGCTCTCCTGAGGCTTTTGACGCGGCCATGAGGCCGGCGGTGACGGGGTCTGGGGCTTCTACGGCCCCAGCTCCTGGTGGAGCTCCTGGAGGCGTGGAACCGCCTCCGGTTTCGGATTCTTAAGAGGAGTCCGACGATGTTCGATCAGTAGTACCGATCGAAC